GCCTATGCTCTAGCACTAAGCATTAAAAATACTCAACGAGAAGGATTTGATAACGTAGCATTAGTAACTGATAATATTGAGGACGTTAAAAAACTAAAAAGTTCTTGGGTATTTAATGAAATTATTGAATGGAATCAAGAAACTTTTTGGGACGGTCGAAGTTGGATGGATAAATTAAGCCCCTGGGATAATACTATATGCTTAGATGCAGACATGTTGTTTTTTAGAGACTACAGTCATTGGGCTGAATACTTTATTGAAAACTCTGAATTATATATTCCTAATAAGTCATATACCTATCGCGGAGAGCTTGTAAAAGATTCTTATTATAGAAAAACATTTGAACATAATAATCTTCCTAATTTATATTCTTTTTACACATTTTTTAAAAAAGATTCTAAACTAGCTGAAGAATTCTTTTCACTAGGTAGATATATTTTAAAAAATCCCAACGAATTTAAAAATTTATTTCTAGAAAATTATCCTCCAAAAGTTGTAGGTACAGACGAAGCATTTTCTCTAGCTGCAAAAATTTTGGACATTCAAGACGATATAAGTTATAATTTAGAATTTCCCAAAGTAGTTCATTTAAAACCAATGATACAAAATTGGCCTTGGCCTGCTGATAAAGTTTCTGATCATGTTGGATTTTATTTTGACCTTCAAGGCAAATTAAAAATTGGAAATTATCAGCAACAGGATATTGTTCATTATAACGAAAAAAATTATGTAACCGACGAAATCATCGGAATTTTAGAGGAAATATTATGGAAGAAATAATTGATTTTGACAGTTGGTTACAGCAATATATTGCACCACAGGTAGAATACTGGGCAATTTTTGAACCTACTACCGGTGAAGTTACTGGAATTTATCCCGACCTAGCCGCTAATGATAAACAATATAAAATAAAAATTGATAGAGATCTAGCAGAAGATATACATAATGGAATAGTTCAAATGAATTCTTGTTTTGTAGACATGGATTCTGAAACAGTCGAAATTGTTACTAGGCAAAGTCTTACCAAAATTGACGATGTACTACATAGAGTAATTGATAAAAAATATGTACCTGATCAAAAAAATGATATTATTATTCAATATAATGAATTAGAAAATAAAATAATTTTTGTTTTACACAGTTTAAGTAAAAGTAGAAAAATTCAATGGGCCGGAAGTACTGAAATGCAGTTTTTTATTACCGCTTACAACGATCCGCACAATCTTTATCAAACAATAGTTTTTCAACTAACAGATCTAGAACAAAGTTCTAAAGAATTTATCTATACAGATTCCCACAAACCATTTAGTATTTTTACAAGAAGAATATTAAAAAATTACGTTTTTGAAAAAATATGAAAACTGTAGAACTAGACATTGTATTTTTAAGCTATGATGAACCAAATGCAGATCTGCATTATGCAGACTTATGCAATAAAGTTCCTTGGGCTAAAAGAGTACACGGAATAAAGGGCAGTGATGCCGCACACAAAGCCGCAGCAGAACTAAGTGAAACCGAATGGGTAATTACAGTTGATGCTGATAATATAGTAGATGTTAATTTTTTTAACTTAGATGTTAAAGAAGATCCTGCAATTGAAGTATATAGTTGGACTGCAAAAAATCGTATTAACGGATTATTGTATGGCAACGGCGGTCTAAAAATGTGGAAAAAAGACTTTATTTTAAATATGAAAAGTCACGAAGCTAGTGATAGTGATAGAGCCCAAGTGGATTTTTGTTGGGAATTGGGATATCAACAATTCAAAGATTGCTACAGTGAAACAGTAATCACAGGTAGTCCATTCCAAGCATGGAGAGCAGGATTCCGCGAAGGTGTTAAAATGACATTGCATGACGGAGTTCGAGTGCCCCCTCAAGACATTAAAGAACGAGTGTGGTGGCATAATTTACATAGGCTGCGTATGTGGTCAACTGTAGGTATGCACGAAGAAAACGGAGCATATGCAATCCTTGGCGCACGTATGGGAACATGGATGACCAACTGTACAGACTGGAATTATGTTGACGTAAGAGATTTTGAAATTTTAAAAAATATTTACGAACAAGATGTTAATCATGGATCAATAGAAGATGACATAAAAGACTTAGGAATAAAAATTAAACATTCTTTAGGATTTGATTATCCATACTTTGATGCACAACACAGTAAGTATATGTTAGACATGTATACCGAATCTTTCCGTTTGTTTAAAACATATCATAGGTAATATAGTGTTTGAAATATTTTTTATCAGTTATCAAGAACCCAATGCAGACGAAAATTGGGCTAAATTAAAATCTAGATTTCCTATAGCTCAAAGAATTCATGGAGTTAAAGGAATTCACCAAGCTCATATAGCAGCAGCAAAACACTCACTCACAAAAATGTTTTATGTTGTTGATGGAGACTCGGTAATTGCAGATGATTTTAATTTTAACTATGAAGTAAACAAATTAGAAAAAGAACATGTGCATGTATGGTTTAGTCAAAATCCTGTTAATGGATTAGTCTACGGTTATGGCGGCGTAAAACTATTACCTAAGTTAGAAACAATTAATATGGACGTTACCTGTCCCGACATGACTACTAGTATATCTAAACACTTTAAAGCAATGCCGACGATATCTAATGTCACTGTATTTAACACTGATCCGTTTAATACTTGGAAGTCCGCATTTCGAGAATGTGTTAAATTATCTAGTAGAACAATCGATAGACAACAAGATTCCGAAACCGATGAACGATTGAAAATATGGTGCTCTGTGGGGAATGATAAACCATTTGGCGAATTTGCAATATTGGGAGCGTTAGCTGGTAGAAAATTTGGTTCAGATAATCGAAATATTTTAAAAGAACTTAAAAAAATTAACGATTTTGAATGGTTAAAGGAACAATATGAGCAACGAACAAAAGATATTTGTTCTTAAGGATAAAAGAGATAAAATAAATTTAGTTAGTCCTAGTTTCTGTACGGCCAAATGGTTACAGACTACTCTATACCTACAGAACGGATATAATCATAGTTGTCATCATCCTAGTCCCCATAAAATTCCTGTAGACGAAGTCTTAGCAAATCCAGCAGCATTACACAACAGTCAACACAAGAAAAAACAAAGAGAAATGATGTTGGCAGGCGAACGTCCTGCCGAATGCGACTATTGCTGGAAGATTGAAGATTTAAATACTGAATATTTTTCTGATAGGCATTATAAGACAGCCGACTACTGGGCATGGGACAGAATCAATGAAATTGCAACAGGAGATCCCACAGCTAACGTTTTTCCTAGTTATCTAGAAGTTAGCTTTTCCAATGCTTGTAATCTCAAATGCAGTTATTGCAGTCCAGAGATCAGTAGCAAATGGTTGGAAGAAATCAACCAATACGGCCCGTATCCTATCGCCGAAAGTAATAATGATGTTAGTCGGTATAAGAGTATTGGTAGATATCCGTATGCACACAATGCCGACAATCCTTATGTTGATGCATTTTGGAAATGGTTTCCTGAAGCATTACCTCATTTGCGAGTATTTCGAATTACTGGCGGCGAACCGTTGATGAGTAAAGATACATGGAGGGTACTAGAATATATTAGAAATAATCCACAGCCTAATTTAGAAATTGCAATAAACACAAACTTGTCAGTTGAAAATAAACTTATTGATCGATTTATTTCTGAAGTTAATTTAATAAAGCCTTTGGTTAAAAAGATAGACATATATACCAGCCTCGAAAGTATTGAACATCGTGCAGAATATTCTAGGTATGGATTAGATTATGCTCGCTGGTCGCATAACATTCGACGTTGTTTATCTGAAACACAGTCAACAGTAGCAATAATGACCACTATTAATATATTAAGTGTATCTAATTTTACAGAGTTTATTAACATGGTTATGCAACTACGAAAAGATTACAATCCTAGTTGCGAATTTAATAGAGTACCAATTAGCATAAACTATCTCCGATGGCCTGCGCATCTTAGTTCTACATTAATACCTTTGGAAATGAGGCAAAAATATGCTAAAGAAATTTTAGAAATTTCTAAAAGTTGGATAAAGTATCATAGTACAGAAAAATTTGCTAGACTTTATTTAGAAGAATGGGATCAAATAAAAAGATTTTGTGATTATTTTATTACAGAATCTAGCGATTTAGAAAAAAGAAAAGATTTTGTCAAGTTTATTAACGAATATGATTGTAGGAGATCTACAAATTTTTCAACTACCTTTCCTGAATACGCAGAATTTTTAAAGGAATGGAATGCCTAAGAAGTTACACGAAACACTAGTTGATTATCAAAAAAGAGTAATTGATACCAAAAGTAAAAGTTTTTGTGCAGCCAAGTGGTTAAATGCCACAATATGGTTAGGCAGCGGATCAACAGCTAGTTGTCACCATCCACCCGCTCATAAAATTCCGTTAGAAGAAATTGTCATTGACGTCAGTGCCATCCACAACACTAAGCATAAGAAACTCATGCGTAAAATGATGTTAGAAGGCGAACGTCCTGCCGAATGTGAATATTGTTGGAAAATTGAAGATATTGGAAATGATAATGTCTCCGATAGAGTGTTTAAAACAATCATTTACGAGGATAGTGATATACAACAGATTTCTCAATTGCCTTGGGACTCCAATGTTAATCTTAAGACATTAGAAATTAGTTTTGATCGTGTGTGTAATCTTGCGTGTTCGTATTGTAATGCAAGTTTTTCTACTACCTGGGCTAAAGACATCAAGAACAATGGACCTTATCAAAATTTAATCAGCGACGGAAGCGGAGCATTTAAACAAGATGGATCTTGGGTAGAGCCTTATAAAACTAATGAGGAAAACCCGTATGTTCAAGCATTTTGGAAATGGTGGGAAAACGGTCTAAGCAAAGATTTGGACGAATTACGCATCACTGGTGGCGAGCCTTTAATGAGCGGTGACACTTGGAAACTTTTAGATTGGTTTGAAGCACAGCAATCTTCGATGCGATTTGCCCTCAACAGTAATCTTATTGCTAAAAAAGATATCATTGACAAACTTATTGATAAAACTAAAAATATCAAAGACTTTCATTTATATACTAGTTGCGAAGCTGTAGGTGCTCAAGCTGAATATATTAGAGATGGATTAGATTATAATCTTTGGAAATCAAATTTAATTAGGATTGGCAAAGAAGGTAATCTAAAAGGTTTGCATATTATGATGACTAT